AAGCTCCTATATTATATTAAACATTCGCATACTTCTTCATGAATTCATCATCAGATAACCCAAGGAAATCATCATCAGTCTTCGTATTAGAAGTACTTGTCTTTTTAGTCGGACTTGCAGCTTTTCTTTTTTGTTTAAGCTTCGCATCTGACTTTGCTTTTACATCACTCGATACATTTGGAGTTGGTTGTGGAACTTCTGCACCTTCTTGAACTAACGCACCTGTTTGAGATAAATATTCAGCAGCTTGTCTATAAGCTACTACATCTGGAACACCATTAAGTCTTCCTAATGCTTTTTCCTGTTGGATAAGCTCATTGATTTTGTCATACACACCATTTTGCATATGAGCATCTATTACTCCGATAATATCTGGATTATCAGAAATGATAGTTTTACTCTCAGTATCCCATTCTTTAGCCATAACATCGACTGTCTTGGTGAAAGTTTCACTATCTTTAATAGCATCAAGAGCTTGATCCAACTCTACCTCTTTATCAGATACTGTGTAGTTAGTAGGTTTATAGTCTACTTCCTTATCCGTATCAATATCTAAAGGATCAATACCACTTTCTTTAATAAGCTTAGCAACTGCTGCAGGATCTTTCTTAGAGATATCAATGAGATTATTTAGTTTAGTTTCATCTAATAAACCATTATTCTCAAGCATCTTTATCAGTTTTAGATTAGGCTTCATAGAAGTCATCTTCTTCTGATAATTAGCACCCATCTGCATTAGACGGATTGCATCCTCTGGATTACCAACCTGCATGGTTGTGCCATTGGCTTTAAAAGGAGACATCACCTTTCTATACGCACTTTCGTAATCTACTGTGTCGGTTTCCTGGGTATCCCCATCTGTGTCAGGTTCAGTATCATCACTAGTATCAAGAGACTCTGGCTGTTCAATATTAGATTCTGTTTCATGCTCCGTCTGAGTATCCTCTTCTGGTTGGCTTACTTCATCTTCTTCTACTTCCTGCTCAGGTTGCTCCTGTGCTTCACTAACTGGAGGTTCTTCTCCAGCACTATCCTCAATAGATTCTTCTACTGATTCAATCTCTGTACCCTCATGCACTTCTTCAAATGCATCAGGACTTGTATTCATGAACTCTTCATCTGAGAGTTCTAGGGCATTAGTATTTACTGTTTCCATAACTATACTGCCTCATGTAATTCTTCTGCTAGGATTTCTTCCCTAGTTGATTGATGGTCTTCTAAAGCTTGTTCCATCTCATTACCTCTTCTAACAATCATGTCAAAGAAGTTAGCTAAAGCTCCAATACCATACATCATATTATCAACATTATTTTGTTGCTCTGTGTCTAAGAAACTACTCTTAGCCATAACTAATCTAGCTGCTTCTTCTTTAAAGTATGCTTTTTCTATAACATTCTTAAAGTTTCTGTTAGTTGATAGTTTAAAGTAACTATCTCTTAATGCAATCATTTCTTTTGCAATATCAATCTGAATTTCTACTTCTTCTAAATTAGTCATATGGTTTCCTTATGTTTAAATTGTTAACTTATAGCCCTCGATTGCTATGTATTTTAATAAAAGTGGTAATACTTTACAACATATTACCATAAATATTAAAGATTTGGATTATTAATGTTTTCTAACGCTTTTTCCTCTAATACTCTATTTCTATCAAAATTTCTCTTTTGCATCTCTTGTGCATGAGCTAACTTCATCTGCTCTTCTTTGTTAGCATCAGGCACTCCTGATTCTTTGTTTACAAAGTCTAAGTCATCTAAATCGGACTTACTATGCATACTTCTAGCCTTAGCCTGCTCAGTTTGAGTCTTAGCTTGCTTAAGACCAACATCAACTTGATTCTCTTGTGCTTTAGCTTGCTCATTAGCAATTTGTGCCTGTAGCAATTGTAGTTCTAACTGTGCTTTCTGTTGCATCATAGGATCTGGCTGCGGCTGGTATTCTTTAATACGTTTAGCTAACTCAGGCATCTTACGTAGTTGCGCAATATCAGCAAGAATCATTTGAGACATAGAAGGATCCATGTTATTACCCATAGTTTGAAGCATAAAGCTTAACTCTTGTGCCTTCTGATCATCTGCTTCAGCAGTTGAAATGTTTAGTTTAATATCATAACGTCCAACTAAAGAATCTCTTGTAACGTCTAAGAATTCTTCATTAGTAATACGTACTACTTCTTGTTCTTCTAAGAACTCAGCATTCATAGCCATAATCTTACGACCAATCTCTTTCATTCCTTCAGCAAGTCTACGTAAGATACCTAATTCACGTTTAGATGTAGCATCTAATGCAGATCTAATACCTGTTGCTGTTGTACCTAATGCTTGACCACTAATACCACTAGTGAAAGCTTTAATACCTGTTAATGACTCAGCTTCGTTATTTTGTAAGTTAAGCATATTAAGAGCACTATTAGGAATCTCAGGATACGTTTCCATATGGAAAGCTTGTCTAGGGTCTACATTACTATTAAATTTATAATCTTCACCTCTTTCAAACTTACGTGCGTTAGTTACGTCTAAAGCATCCTTACGAGTACCCATTTGACCATTAGCACTACGACCAATAATATCAATCATACCTCTAGTTACAGCACCGATAATCTTTTGATTATCTTCAAGTAATGCACCATCAGGTTCACCATAAACAGCTTTACGCTTAGGTAAATACTGAACTAACACAAACGGTAACTTCTTATCAGGGAAAGGATTGCTTTCCATTCTAATTAATGTATCACCTACCCATGTAGCTACAAAAGGTTCTACGACACCTGTATTGTTAATATCCCAGTAACCCCAGTATTCATAAGCAACTAATTTCTTACGAGGTTCGTCTTTAAAAGTAAAGTTAGAATCATCATTAACTGAATGATCTGGTTGAGCTAATGCGCTACCACTTTCACAATTAATAAAATCTAAATTAGTATATCTACCATCTTTCTGCAATTGAGATTTACTAGTCTCAAAGCTATAAATAATAAACTCAGCTTTACTTAAATCACCTTGACATGTAGGGTCTACGATTACATTGTTATAGTCACATACTTCTAACGTAGGTTGGTTCTTAGTAGTTACTAACTGCTCTTGTAATTCTATACCTACTTGTACTTCTTGAAATGGAGGTAAGCCTTGTTGTTGCATAGCCATAGCTTGCTGTGGATCTTGTACAGGCATCATTTCAGTTACTGGAACTTCAACCTCTTGCATTTCTTCTGCAAATTCCCAACCTACTTTAACAATAGTAGTACCTTCATCTACAGCTGTACGAATGTAAGAATCTACAAACTTAGTCTTATCAATCTTAGTATTAACTTGATGATTAAGAACTAGACCACTTTGATAAGCTGCTTGTTTATCTTCAAAGGTTACAGGTTCTGTATTAAACAAATCATCTGTAGATAGGAAAGGCTCACTTAATGCAGCATAACGCCATTCAGCTTGCTTACGTATAAGTTTAGGTACAATCTTAGAACGCCCTTTCTTAGAATTAATTTGTTGTTCACCATTAAGAGCTTTAATCCAATTATCTACAGCTGTAACATGTGCAGTATGTGATGATTGCGCTTCAGTAAAATCTTGTTTAAGTTCTTCTAACGTAGGTGGGTTTTCCCAATCAGTTAGTTTAGTTTCATCAGGAGCTTCTACACTCACTTTATAATTATTAGTTGTAGCCATCTTAATTACCTATAGATGTAAATGTACTGTGGTCTATCTCAAACAAAGATAAACCGTTTAATTCTTGTGAATAGTTAAGCTGTCCTGGGAAGATGTCAGTAATACCATCTAGGAATAATGAACAATATGCTTTACTATCTCTTACAATGTTACTAAATAAGTATTGTAACAGTTTTGTTAAATCTATCCTAGCTTCTGTATTAGGAGCACATAGAATAGATGCTATTAAATAACCTTCAATATCCTTTCTATACTGGTAAACAATAACAGCTTCTCCTTTCTGTAATACAGTAGCAGAACTAAATATAATGCCACTATCTGTTGTAGGCATTATAACGTCTCCACTAGAGCAGCTGAGAACACATTACCCATCCCAGCTCCTAAACTTATAAAAGTATTCTTATGTTCTTTCATAGCTAAATGCATTTCTACTGCTGTACTAGGCCCCATTATATGCCCAATTCTGCTTTTATAGTTAATAGTTTCTATGTTACCTAATAATTCTTTAATAACTTCTGCTTCTATTTGGTTATCTTTAGAGTATGTAGAGTGTGTTTTAACATAATCAATCTTTATAGCTTCATTACCTTTCATTAAAGAGCTAATAACCTTACTGTACCCTTCTCCTGTTGTAGCAATACCTAGAGGATTAGTATGATTTTCTGCAGCTATATGTATATCGTGTAGTATAGCTAATGGGGTATTTCCAGTTGTATTAAGTGACTCTTCACTTTCAATAACAGTAATATTAGCACCTTGCCCTAGTCTAAACTTATGCTTTTTACCTTCTTCTTTAGCTAAAAGACTTAAACCATTCTCTCCGAAGAAGTGCATGTATTCTTCACTAGCTCCATTGTCACTAGATACTACTATAACTCTATCTAAACGATCTGCTTTAATTAACATGTTAGCTTGATGTAATGCAGCATGTGCTGATATACAAGAGGTAGAATCTGTTGATACGTAGTCAATATTACCTATCTTATTAGCTAATTGACCTGCGTATATTTGGGTCATGCCTAAAGGTAACATTCTATGTTTAGGGTACTTATCTGTTAAAGGAGTTGTGGTTCCATAACCTGTCCATACAGAACCTCCAGTAGCTAAGATTAAACCTGTTCTTCCTTTATTATCTGTAAGACTTTTTAAAGGTTCTAAAGATGCAGTTGTAGCGCTATTAGTGCCATTAAGCATATACTCTACAAATTCTGAAGGTAATATCTTTACTCCTAAGGATACTCTTGGTCCCCCATCAGAGACTTGATGAATATATTGCGGATATGGAATGTAATCTATAAGAACAGTATCTTCAGAGTACAGGGAGTTTAAATGAGTAATGTACATATTACCCTATTACAGATCTAACAGATTCATCTAGCTCTTCTTTAGTGTAACACTTAGTTTGATACTCTTTAATAAATGCAACAATATCATGACCAGTAATTACAGTAGCTTCTCCTTCTTCAGACATACCTTCCATAAACTTTTTACCATCTTCTTCAGATACACCAAATGCAGTGTCTAGCCACATAAATAACATCATAATACCTAGACTATCTAAATTAGTATCTGTAATATTTTGATCTAAGGATGTTATAGGTCGAAAATTATCAGAGTTACTTTCGTATTCACTTAATTTATTAATAACTTCAACAAATTCTCCATCTGTAATCGTATTAGATGGCATAGAATCCTCCTTTCATAACCATTGCGTGTACAGCTAATAGAGGGATTATAAACCCAGCCCAACCAGCCCATCTCCATGTCTTATTCATATTCCAGTACTCTTCTGGAATTTCCTTAATAGAATTGACACCTCTTAGAATTTTACGTTGTTTCTTTTGTATAGGTCGTAAAATGCTAACCCATACAACGTAAGTTAACACCCAGTAAAAAATTCCTAGCTGAATCCATAGTGCATTCCATAATGAAGGAATACTATGTAGTTGTATAAGTCCTGTTATAAATACTAAACTACCAGCCACGCTGTAGAACAGCGTGTCTGACTTACCCATATAATCTGATACAAATCTAACTGAATTGATATTACCTGAGTGTACTGCTTTACACCTCCACCAAGGAGTAATAATTGTGTTAGCTGCAAACAATATAACAGCTACAATATGTAAGAACTTAATTTCTGTGTAGTAGTCTATAAACATTATTTGCGTAAAGGATACGTAGCACCTGTTGTAGCATCATGAGCATTTTCATCTGCATAGACACCTGTTCTTAATGTAAAAGGCTTACCTTCAGGTATTACTAAATTACCTAATTTAGCTAAAGGAAACCTAGGATCCCACCATTTCTGTCCAGGGGATATAGCATACTTAGCATCATCTGCTTCAAAATTAAAGTTATCATTAATAATATACTCTTTTGTTTTAGGATCCGTAGAAATATTAAAACGTCCTAGCGTATTATGTACTTGATTCATAGGATGAAATAACTGATTTTGTACAGGCACTTCAAAATTTAAGGTACCTGACGATATTACAGAATTAATATCATTTCCTTTAGTATTTAAATGTTTATACTTTCCTTTATCAGATACTAATAGTGAATAATTTTGAGCTGCTTTAAACCATTCATTCCACCCAACAGGGCCTTCTTTATTATCTCTAACAATATGACGTAAAAATCTCTGTGCATCAGTAGGGTAACTATCCATAGTTACAGGTTGGTCAGCTCCAAATAGAGCTTTTGTGTATGTGAGAGGTACTACTAACTCTTTTAAAAAATCAGTTACTCCACCAACTTTTGTATTATTAAATTGGTTATACACTTGAGTATCATGTTGTTTGGTAGCTGCTAATTTAGCAAAAAATTCACTATTACTAGGCATTATCTTCTTAATTGTAACTCTTTAAATCTACGTAAACCTTCTTGTCTATCTACTTCATAACGTGCTCTATTCTCATTAACGCCTTGAGAACGCAAGAAAGAGTAAAGACTCTCATTAAATGAAGGTGCTGTAATAGGCTGGCTAGGTGGATTCATTGCATTGTAACGTCTAAGTCCTTCTTGATAGTCTCTGTTATACATAGTCTGATCTAAAGGAGGAGGTGTTACTTGTCTTTGAGCTAATCTTTCTAGATCTTCTTTAGGTTGAGGAACTACTTGATTAAATTGTTCAACAGGTGCACCTAATCTTTCTAAATTCTCTTGCAAGATCACATCA